TTTATGTGGCCTGTTAATCATGATCATTATAATGAAGGATTTGGTGTTTGGAGGCCAGAAACTCAAAGTTATCACATGGGTCTTGATATAATGCCAGGGTATGGAACAACAATTGTTTCAGCAACAGATGGAGTAGTTGTAACAGCAGAGTATTCTGGATCATTTGGAAATCATGTTGTTATTTATGATGGTGGATACTATACAGTAATTTATGGTCATATGATTGAAGGATCAATACCGCCAAATATTGTGCCAGGTGCAATAGTAAAAATGGGAGATCCCATTGGTCAAGTAGGAAGTACTGGACGTTCAACTGGTCCTCACTTACATTTTGAAATTCATGATGGAGACACCCCAGTTAATCCTTGGTCTGTGATGAACAAATACGCAACAGGCTAATTTTTTACATCAATGATATACTTGTTAAGGAGGATATATTATGGTTAATGCATGGGGCGGATACAGTAATGGACAAATTCCATTATCCGCTATGGGAGAACTACAGGGTCAGTATTTTGAACCCTCAATGTTCCAAGTAATGGTACAACTGATTAATCAGTGTGCCGCACAAGGTGTGAATATTCACATCAATGAAGGATATCGACCACTAGGTTCTGAAGGTGATCAGTATGTAACAGATGAATCACAAACTTCAACTGGTGGATCAAACCAGTGGTTTCAATTAGGACGTATGCATAGAGGTGAAACACCTTCTGCAGGTACACCTGGATCATCATCTCATGGTTGGGGTATGGCTGTTGATATTAATCCTGGTCACGGCAACAGTGTTGTTCGTTCAATTGCTGAAAGTTTGGGACTCGTATTTACACTTGACTCAGAACCGTGGCATGCTGCACTTGGTGGAAGTAGTGGCGGAGGCTCGTCTTTCTCCCCCTCGGCTGATGTACAACGTTCTATTCAGCAAATCCTTAAAGACCAAGGTCTTTACTCTGGAGTTGTTGACGGCGTGTTTGGGCCTATCTCGTGGCGAGCCGTACAGAACTGGCTTGCTAAGTATGGCCTCTACAATGGGCCTATTGATGGAATCCCTGGACCCAAGACATACGCTGGATTCCAACAGTATGGTAAAAAGAACGGAAACTACGGCGGACCTTTGGATGGAATTCTTGGTCCACTATCATGGGCTGGATTTGCTCAGTCTTTGAAAGAAGATACTGCACCAGCACCAGCACCAGCTCCTGCTCCAGCACCTGCTAAGCCTGAGCCAACAAACCCAGTTGACAAGCCAACTGATAAACCAGTTGACAAGTCAACAACAAATAAACCAAATAAGGAGACAAAACCAATGCCAACAATTAAACCGCTTCCAACTGAAGCTACAGATGCAGGAACAGATGCACTAGGAATTCTTATTGCAAATCCAAAGGGTCGTAAGCTTGCTTATGCACTGTATGGTCTATCTGCACTAATCGTTAGCAATATCGGTGTAGGAATTATGGCTGCTGGAGTTCAGGCTCCAGTATGGGTCATTGTTGCTAGTGCGATTGTAGGGAACCTTGCTGTTCCATTTACTACGCTTGCAATTGCAAATGCACCTAAGACTGCTAAGTAATAAAAAACTATTAAGAGTACCCCTGGAGAAATCTGGGGGTATTCTTTTTTAGTTTGTGGTATCATATTTATATGGCTATTAAAATGCAACAGCGTAGAGGTACGGCTGCAGAATGGACTTCCGCTAATCCAACACTTGCTGCAGGTGAAATTGGTTTTGAAACCGATACAAATAAATTTAAAATTGGTGACGGCTCAACAATATGGGCAAGTTTAAAATACTATGCAACTGCTACAGATCTTGAAGCAGATATTGCAGGAACTTCTCCAATTATTTGGACAGCTAATCCTCCTGGGGTATCTGGAACACAAGCAACCATATCATTTAATCAAAGTGCTCAAAATGATACTAATGATAGTCGCTATGTAAGACTTACTGGTGGAGCAACAAATGTTATTGTTTCTCCAGATATTAATAGTGTTCCTCTTACAATTAATGCTATTGCGTCACAAGCTGTAAATCTTCAAAACTGGAAGGTAGATACAGCAACAAAAGCATCTATCGATAAAGATGGAAACATTACAACTGTATCAAATCTTAATGCTCCTACTGGAGATACTAGCGGTACTGCAGGAATTGTAAATGCATCACGAATTCGTCTTGGAGACACTACAGATGTAAGCACAACTTCTACAAAACATGCTCTTCAAATTGGACCATCATCTGGTCAGTTTGACAGACTGCTGATTGATGCAAATGAAATTCATGTTTATAATGAACAGCCTTTAGGAACAGTTGTTGGATCAACGCTTACTCTTAATGGTGATGGTGGAACTGTTGCAATTGGAAAATCAGATGGATCTTCAACTACAAATATTTATGGAACAGTAAACCTTGGAAATGCTTCGGCAGGTACTATAGACTTTCTTGGAACAATAGCAAATGGTAATACAATTGCTGCAGGTACTACAACAGCAGGAACAGCACCACTTAAACTAACACAAGCAACAAGTGGTACTACTCTAGCAATTCCAGAAGCAGGTGCAATTGAGTCTACAATAGATGGTGTATTTGTTACATCAAACCCAGGTTCAACAACTACTGGTGTTGGTCGTGGACTAGTTACTGCCCCTCAAATGGTTTATTCATTGGCAAACTCTTCTGCAGCAACAACAAACACTGCACAACCAGTTTTTGCAGCCGCAAATGACGTATTATCAGTTCTTGAGCCAGCAAAACTTTATAGGTTTAGTGGTAAATATTATGTAACTTCTACATTTACTTCTGGTACTGCTAACATTCAAACATTATTTGGATTTAGCAATGCTCCAACTGCAATTAAGTACAGTTACAAAACTTATAATCAAACTGCCGCTACTACTACTGTGGCTGCAGTTGGAACTGGATCAGCTGTGACTGGTATTCAAGTTTCTCCTTCAGTTACTGCAACTGTAAACTATGTAATTGAATTTGATGGATACTTTACAACACATGCAACATCAACAAGTACACTAACCCCACAGTTCCAAATGTCTACCACAGGATCTTCAACAGTAGTTACTGCTGGATCATATTTCCAGGTAGAAAAACTAGGAACTTCAACAACTACACTTGTCTCTGGTAACTGGGCTTAGTGTGATAAACTAGACATATAATGTCTAGTAATTTATACGCTCAAAAAGTTGCTTCAGAGCATCCATTAATACTATGGCCTCTTGATGATCAAGCAGACTATTTGTCTTATCTTAGTGATAATGAAAGAAATTTTAAGAATTGGTCATTTAGTTCTCAGTTTATTGTAGACAATACTGTAAAAAAAGATATTGTTAATACTGCCCCTTTTCCTTCTAGTCCTATTTCAAGAATAATAAATAATAAAAAAAGAACTTCTTTTAGTATAAGTTTAGACAATGTTTATAGCCATAGTTCTTTAAATTATGATTTATGGACAATTTCAATGGGATTGTGGGTATACCTTGATTTTACACCAAGTAATACTACAGTTAGTATGGCTTATACATATGGTGAAATAAAAAATGAAAAAACTTTTTTAATTGAACAAGGAAATTCTTGGGTTTTTCTTTCTGCTATTTTTCCTTATCCAGATTATTATAATAGCGTAGATCAATCAATTGATTTTTATGTTGATGTAAAAGGTTTACCAGTTAGTGGTTCAGTTAAATCTTTTTATTTTAATGGATTAAGTTTTGGTCAATGGGCAGAAGAATATAATACTCAATCACTTGGCACAATGGTTTATCAAGGCTCAAGTTTTGGTACATCTGATATCATAAGACCACAAAACTCTGTTCAATATTTACCACAATCTCTTCAAAATACAAGTGTAATTAAAGCACTTCCATATGGATATGAATCTCAAGATGCAATAGATATTGTAAATAAACAAGAAGATCTTGCTTTTTATATAATAGAGCAAAACAAATTATTGGCAAGAAATGCATCAATGCCTATGGTTTTTGGTTCAAGTAGTATAACAACAATTTCTCCAAGTCCAACATTAGGCCCATCTTTTATATTTCCAGGTAAAGGATTTTTAAATGCTAGTGGAAAAAAGAAAACAGCTACATTTGAGATGTGGCTAAGAGTTAATCCAGACACAGTAACAGCTAAAAGAATTTTTGGTCCAGTCGCATCTGACGACGGTATTTATATTGAAGGTCCTTTTATAAGTATTAAAGTAGGAAAATATACTGGATCACACTACATTGGTGAATGGTATAGGCCAATGCTTGTTCAGTTTAAATATAGGGAAGATGCTGCAATATTATCAATAAATGGTCAAGAAGTTATATTTTTAACTTTTGATCAAGATCCAATAACTGAAGAATATGGAATAACTTTTCCAGAAGAGTATGTTAATGGTTATAGAAATGATATGCTTGCATTTTATGCCTACCCAGATATTCCGCAAATTGATATTGATTGTCTTGGAATTTACCCATATGATGTTCCAAATATTGTAGCAAAAAGAAGATGGGTATATGGTCAAGCTGTAGAGTTTCCAGAAACAATTAATGCTTCTTATGGAGGAAGTTCTGCAGTTATAGATTATCAATTTGCCAACTATTTAAATAATTACAATTATCCAAGTATTGGAAAATGGGTTCAAGGTATTAATGAAAATACTTCTATTGTTAATGGATCTTTATGTTCACCAAGTTATGAAGCACCATCAGCATTCTTTGATATAAATACAGAGTCAGACTGGTATGCTGCAATGTCTACTCGTGGTATTAATAACATTACTTTAAAACCAACAGATTCTTGGTCAGACGTAAATGGGTATCTTTATTTTGATAACTTCAATAAACTTAATAAATTAATTTATGGAATTTACGGAATTTTTGAAATACCAGAAAATTTTAGCGGTACTCAAACAATTTTTAAAATTGAAGATGATCTTACAGAAAATTATTTTAAAGTTGAAATATTTAAATCAGGATCAGATATAAAAACAAGATATTTATTTTATTTTAATGGCATTTTAAGTACTATTTATACATCAATAAATTCTTTAAGTACTGGAACAGAAGTTAATATAGGTTTTGAGATCCCTAAAATAATTCAGCAATTTGGAAATGGTCTTCAATCATTTTTTGGTAATACATCTAGACTTAGACTTTATGTAGGTGGAGATAAAACATTTACAAACACATTTTCTGGAAGAATAGTTACCATGTCAATTTGTTCTGCAAATAGTTTTAAAGATGTATCTTCATTATTTACATCAGATGGAGTTATAGACTCTAAAGACATTTTATATGACGGTGGAACTCCAACAACAATTGTTTGGGATTTTATTGCAGACGGCGGTAAGCCAGCAACAATACACACTTTTAATCCAAATGAATATTACGATCCAGTAATCATTTATGATGGAGGTACTCCAACAACAACTGTTTGGGATAGTATAATTGATGGAGATATTCCAGCAGAAACCGTTTATGATGGAGGAAGTTATAATACTAATTCCTGGTCTTCAACACTTGATGGAGGTACTCCGACACCACCAACAAGTTGGGAAAATATAATAGATGCAAATACTGCTAATCAGCTTGGATCTTATATTGATGGTGGATATGTGGATAACTCTGGTGAGTCAACATATAGTGTAGTTCTTTCAGATAATGTTTCAACATATACTCTTATTCCAAAAATTGATTTTAATACTTTTAGAATTAAGGTTGGAGCTAAATCATATTGGGAAGACTATATTCCATTATCACTACTTGCAAAAAATACAGATGATGGATACCAAGTTGATTTTATACAATTTAATATTGATTATCCTAAACCGCTTTTTTCACAAAATAATTATAGAAATACAAATAATTCTTTATTAAAAATGTATGTAACTTTTCAATATATAGATGATCAAAACACAAGAAAATCATTGTCATATTTTACAAATACACAATTTGCAAATTCAGAAGATATTGTTGTTCCAGGCAATGATTGGGAATATACAAAATATGAAGTTACAGATCACACAATACTTTATCCACCAAAATTATCTCAATATGACAATATTGCAATCTCTACTCATCTTGAATTTATAAGTAAAGATGTTGAAAAACAAGCAATTAGATTAAAGTCTTTAGAGTTAGCATCTAAAGTGCTAGATAGTAACAAAGAGTCTGAAATTGGAACAAAATTTGGAAAATCTTTAATGATGTATGAATTGGTCAATAACTTAGTACCAGAAATAACTACAAACAAAGCATGTGCAATATCAAAAAAATCAACACCATATATTTATTTAACAAGAAATTCTGGAATTAAAACACTTGCAGGACTAAATGCAAATGAAGATGCAGGATTTTATTTTCCAATTAATGAAACTTTAGACTCAAGCTATAAATTAGGATCAATGATGCTTTCAATAAGATTTGAAAATACATTTTCTATTGAACCTATTCCAATTTTTGAACTTAATTATTTAACTGATAAAATAATTTTTTATGCACAAACTGTAAATCCAAGTGGAACCAGGGCAAAAATTTATGCAAAAAAGGGTAACGATACTTATTCAAATATTTATTTCTTTATTAATGGAGTTAAAACACCTAATCCAACAATAAATATTAATGAATGGAACATGCTTAGTTTTGCCTTTGCTACTCCACTAAGCATGGCATCATATTCTGGAAAATTCAAAATAAAGTATCCAATGGTAGTTCATCAAATATCTGCATATCAAAATGTAGATAATGTTAATGGAAACGCTATAGATCTAGGTTTGTCAAATTATTATGGAATAAGTGCTTCTGAATTGCATGGATCGTACATGGGAAGAAATGTAATATCTATTAATGATAAATCAACATTAATGTTGTATAACTTTACTAGATCATATTATCAAAATGTATCTGTGACCACAAAAACTGTTAATCCTGCTTAATATGGTATACTTGTAGTCATGGATAAGATTATGAAGGGCCAAATTGGTAAGACCAAGGTTCAAATTGTTAATGATAACCTAACAAATGCAGGTGTTTATGTATGGAAAAAGGCAAGTGGCAAATTTTTTACAGATGGTGACAACAATGTTTTAAACATTCCCTCAATGCGTGGAGATCAATCAAAAATTGAAGAACTTAAAAAAGCAGATGCTTACTATGGAGAACCAGATGGAGAAGCTGTATTTTTTGAAGGTACTGGTAGAGTTTCAGATGAAGAGTTCTCAGAACAAAAAGATAGAATGTCTCAAGGACTAATACCATCAATGAATGATCTTGGAGCAGTTGTTGCAGCTAAGAAAACATTGGAGATGCATGGCGATGAATGAGTTAACTAAAATTGCAATTCCAATTAAAGATGATTCATATCTTAATCAAGATATTGTTGTAAACAATGATCCCTTTACAAAGTCTTGGGATGAGATTAAGAATTACACAGGTCTTGACGCAAACTTTAAACGTCGTGAATCACGAATTGAAAAAACAGCTATGTCTGAAGCCTATATGGATTCTGCAAGTGCTATTGATAGTGGTCGTGAAGATGCTAAATCAAAAAAGTTAAATCCTGGTGCAGTTTATCGTAATGCTTACGGTATTTTTGATATTATTACTCCACCATATGATGTGTATCAGCTTGCTGGATACTATGATACATCATTTGCAAACCACGCAGCAATTGATGCTAAAGTAGAAAATATTGTAGGTCTTGGTTACGATTTTGTTATTTCAGATAGAACTCTAATGCGTCTTGAAGTAGAGTCAGATCAAAATAAAGTAACTCGTGCTCGTAGTCGTATTCAAAGAGCAAAAATTGAACTTCGTGACTGGATGGAAAGCCTTAATTCAGATGATAGTTTTACCACAACAATGGAAAAGGTTTATACAGATGTTCAGGCAACAGGTAACGGCTACATTGAGGTAGGTCGTACCACAAACGGTCAGATTGGTTATATTGGTCACATTCCTGCAACTACCGTTCGTGTTCGTCGTCTTCATGATGGCTTTGTTCAGATAATTGCAAATAAAGTTGTTTACTTTCGTAATTTTGGGGCATCTAATAAAAATCCAGTTACACAAGATCCACGACCAAATGAGATTATTCATATTAAAGATTACTCTCCATTAAATACTTTCTATGGTGTTCCAGATATTATTTCTGCAATGCCTTCTCTGATTGGTGATGGATTTGCTTCACAGTACAACGTAGACTATTTTCAAAATAAGGCAGTTCCTCGTTACATCGTAACTCTAAAAGGTGCTCAGCTGTCACAGGAGGCCGAAGACAAGCTATTCAGATTCCTTCAGACTGGACTTAAGAGTCAAAATCATAGAACACTTTACATTCCACTTCCAGGCGATTCTGACATGAACAAAGTTGATTTTAAAATGGAGCCAATTGAAGCAGGTGTTCAAGAAGGTTCTTTTCATCAGTATCGTCAACAAGTTCGTGATGATATTCTTATTGCACATCAAGTTCCACTTTCAAAACTTGGTGGTGGAGAAGCATCAAATATTGCTGCAGCACTTGCACAAGATCGTACATTTAAAGAACAAGTTGCAAGACCTGCTCAACGCAATCTTGAAAAAATTCTTAATAAAATTATTCGTGAAAAAACAGATGTACTTGAATTTAAGTTTAATGAACTTACACTTACTGACGAACTTGCACAATCGCAGATTCTTACAAACTATGTAAAGAATCAAATTATGGCTCCCAATGAAGCTCGTGATGCTCTTAATTTACCACAACGTCAAGACAGTGATAAAATGATTACTCCTACTGCTAGACAAGCAACAGATGCTAATGCAAATAATCAACAAAATAGATCTCGTGATGCTCAACGTCAACAAAATCAAGCTGACAATAATGCCACTACCTCTGGAAGAAATCCAAAAGGTGAGGGTAGAGCATCATCTTAAAAATGTTGTATAATGTAACAAAATAATAACTTTCTACAAAAAGGGAATATAATTAGATTAGTATGACTATTCAAAAAACACACTGGGAATCAGAAGGCGACAACGTTCGCCTCTCAATGCCGTTCAGTAAAGTAGATCAAGAGCGACGTATTGTCTCTGGTTTTGCTACCCTAGACAACATTGATAAGCAGTCTGACGTTGTTACAACAGACGCTTCACTAAAAGCATTTGCTAAATTTCGTGGTAATATTCGTGAAATGCACCAGCCAATGGCGGTAGGTAAAATGGTTAATTTTAAAGAAGATAGATACTTTGACCCAGAGACAAAGAAATTTTACAATGGCGTATTTGTCTCTGCCTATGTTTCAAAGGGTGCTCAAGATACCTGGGAAAAAATTCTAGACGGAACACTGTCAGGTTTTTCTATTGGTGGAAAAATGAACAAGTGGGATGACGGTTATGACGAAAAGATGGATGCAGCAATTCGTATTATTAAGGACTATGATTTAGTAGAGCTTTCACTAGTAGACAATCCTGCTAATCAATTTGCTAATGTTATCTCAATTGAAAAAAATCAAGATGGAGATACAGTTATAAAAGGAGAAGTTGCAGATCTTCAAATTGAAAATGTATTTTGGGACAAAGAATCTGGACTAGTTATGCTTTCAGATAACGAATCAGAAATAAGTCCAACAAATGGAATTCCAATGCAAAACATTGGTTTTGTCGAAAAGTCAGATTCTGACAAGGTAGACATGATTAAATTCTTAGTTAATAGTGCTAAAGGCATTAACAATACTGAGATTAACAAGGAGGATAATATGACAGATGAAACAACAAATGTTGAAGAAGTCGAAATCGCTCCAGAGGCAGATGCCGAAGTCGAAATTACTGAAAAGGTTACTGAGGAAGTAGTTGAAACTACTGATGCAGACACCGAAAAGGTAGATGAAGTCGTAGCTAAGGCTAAGACTCCTGCCCAGGGTCCTGAAGAGGAATCCCAGGAAGAAGTCAATAACCTTGAGGAAGAAGCTGACGAGGACATGAAGACTAAGAAGTCAGATGATGAGGTAGTTGCGAAGGCAGTTGCCGATATGACAGATACTCTTACATCAGCCTTTAGCGATATGGCAACAATGGTTAAATCACTTAGCGATGAAGTTGCTGCACTAAAGAAGTCTCTTGGATATGTCAACGAAGTACTTGATGATGCAGAAAAGGACTTTAATAATCTTGGCAAGCGTATTGATGCAGTAGAAGCAGATACCGCTTTCCGCAAGTCTGGCGATCTAGGCGAGATCGTACAGGAACCAGCAATGGTTGAAAAATCAGTATGGGGCGGCCGTTTCCTCACAAATGCCGATCTACTGAAATAAAAAATAAAAAATCACTTGGAGGTGAAATATATGTCAGAAGAAATCATTAAAAATATCCCTGGAACAGGTGGAACGTTTCCTAACTCAGACGGTCAACTTGCTTCAGGTGGTGTTGGTGGTGTAGCAGATCCTGCTTTTGCTTTTGTTGGTAATAACGTACCATCAGAAGCAAACTACGGTTCTTTTTCAGGGGCTAACGCAGTTAACCCTTCTAACACCCCTAGCCCCCTTTATCCAGGTGCTGGTATCCTGCGTCCCGAGCAAGCTCGTCGTTTTATCGACTACATTTGGGATGCAACAACCCTCGCTAACGATGGTCGTCGCGTAACTATGCGAGCCAACACTATGGA